CCAGACTACGTTGACGCACCTCTCTTCGTTGGGTGCTTGAAGCGAGCTTTGCGATTATGGGTCGCGCGTGGGGATGTGTCTAGAGTTTATTCACTGTCGAAGGGCAGTAAGAAGCTCTGGCCCGTCCTTGGCGAGGCCAAGAAAGCGGCTACGCTTGGGAAGCACAGGGCGAGATTTGCGGAACCTGTAGGAACGTCGCTGCCGGAAGAACTCCGGCTGCAGATTCGTTACCTGTCTCGCAAGATCTTCGTCGGAGACGATCCGTTACCTAACGGACTCAAGTTTCCGGCGACGAAATTTAACCCTTCACTTAGCGCATGTTTGCAGTCGTCACGCTCACGCGGTGGCGCAGCAATTCTTTTTAGCGCATTTGAACCAACGGAACGCAAGCCTGACTTAGTCAGTCGCTCGCGTTTGTTGAACTTGGATTATGAACATTGGCGGAATGCTGAATGGCAGGCCGCGGTGAGAAATGTAGCGTCGCGAGTCAATGACCCGACGCTGCACACTATGAAGGTCGTCTCGATTCCGGAACCATCAAAGTTCCGAATTATCACGAAGATGGATGGCTACCTTGCCACGGCTTTACAACCGTTGCAGGGCGCTATGTTATCGGCGTGGAAGGCGACTAGATATTCTACAATGTTACATGATGATTGCACACAGTTGGTCAACTCGGTGCACAAGATGAACAAGGGGGATGAGTTTTTTTGTTCGGTGGATTACGAATCGGCGACTGATCTGCTTTGGCGTGCGGCGACTTGGGCGGCGCTCGAACCTATGTTCGAGGACTCTGTCTTTGGCCCGCTCGCTTGGCTGTCGTTCCGGTCCGGAAAAATAATCTACCCTGGTGGTGTGGCGATCGAGAGTGAAGAGAGGCAGCCGATGGGACATCCGCTATCTTTCCCGCTTCTCTGTGTTGCAAATTTGGCAGTCTATCAGTGGACCGTTCTCCAAGAGGCGCTTTCGCGTTTTCCGAGAGTTTCTGGCACGCTGAAATCGATGCGTAGGCAGCGCCGCAATCGCGGCCTGTATATCAAACACAGACTTCATGCTGTCATCGTGAATGGTGACGACATGTTGTTTAAGTGCGATCGCGTCTTTTATGACCGTTTCATTCGCAACGCGAAGAGTGCAGGACTTCACATCTCGGTTGGTAAGAATTATCCTCTAAGACCTTCTGCCAGATCAACTCTCAGATCTTTGTTCTCTCCGACGGCGTTCTCGTCCGTCGGGATTACCTGAATTTGAAGTTTGTGTCTGGCTCGTCCGTTAAGTTGGGCGAGTCTGCGGCGACGCCGACGCAAATTGGCGTCGCCTTGCAGAAAATGATTGGTCGCGCTCCCTGGACCCGCGCGGTAGTTCCCGACGTGTTCGGTCGTTGGCGCACTTGGCAATATCTCTATCGGGGTTTTACTCCGAATTGGTATTTGCCTTTGCACCTCGGCGGCTTCGGTCTTCGACCGTCCTCCGATTCGATCCGGATTACTCGTGAACAGCGCATGGTCGCGGCGGTGTTTCTTGCGTTTCCGCAGTTGACACTGACGCTTACTGGTCAGAGCGCAATTAGATCTTTGCGAAAATTGAGAGAGGTGATGATGCTGAAGAGTGATGTGATGTTAGTGCGTGAGTTTAACGTGCCGCTCGTAGTCCGAAGCGGCTTCGTTCCCGTTCTCGACCTCGGTG